GATTGCGCCGAAGGAGGTGGGCGCGTGAACATCACAGAAGCCGACTATCGGCGCATTGTGGCGCGGCAGGGCAAGCCCGAGCCGCGGGTGGCGGCGCTGCCCTGCCCGTCTGAGGCGCAGGAACAAGAGGCTGTGATCCAGTGGGCGCACGCAAGCGCCGCACGCTACCCCGGCTGCGAATTGCTGTTCCATATCCCCAATGAAAATGCGCATCACAAGGTGCGGCAAGGCGTGTGCGCCGGAGTGCCCGATCTCCTATTGCCCGTGGCGCGCGGCGGCTATCACGGGCTGTGGCTGGAGCTCAAGCGCGCCGACGGCAGCAATCACCCGTCGCCCTTGCAGCTCGCATGGCTGGCACGGCTGGAATGCGAGGGCTACCGCTGCTGTGTGGCCTATGGCGCTGCGCAGGCCATCGACGCGATTACGCACTATTTGGAGATGCGCCCATGAATGCAGCCACGGCGCGCCGCTACCTGGAACTGCTGGGCCATTACCTCGCCTGCATCGGCGGGCGCATCACTGAGTGGGCGCTTGTCGTGGCGCTCGCTTATCTGCTGTACGCCGCGGCCACATGGCTGCTGGCGCATTAAGGAAGGGACACCCCCCGGAATGAACGAATTCAGCCCCCAGCAGCGTGCGGCCATGGCGACTGCGGCACTGCTTATCGACGGCCCACAACGCGCCGATAACATGGCGCACACCCTCTACGACTCGGAACAGGATGGATGGTATCTGTTCAACAATCTGAGCACGCCGCTTCGGCTCATCAACACGGGCGGCTGGTGGTATGTGAGTGTATCCCCGTTTGCAGACGTGCGGGCACTGCTCGAGTTGGTGGGGGCGCGTGTAGACGAAACGCCGCCAAGTCATGCATTTTGCAGGCCGCTTACACGTGCTGAGATGGTGCGCATCGAGAAGTTGTTGCGTCACATTCTGAAAATTGGGCAGCCGCCCCCGCCCTAAACTCAAAGCCCTTGAGTCGGCCCCTGCTAGGCTATGACGGCAGGGGCTTTGTTTTTGTGCAGCAGATATGCGGGGCCATGTGTGACGCCAGAACAAGAGGGCTTGGAGCGGGCGCTAACTGACGCCGTGCGAGAGGTAAGCACGGCGGCCCGGCTGGCGGACATGGCGGGGCTGGACGCCGCGCAGATAGACCGCACCGGCTCCGTGGCCGATGTATGGCACAGCATCGTCAGTATGGCAATTCAGGACGGCGTGCTCAGTGACCTAGTGGACAGAGCGCAAACGGAGCATCCACGCAACACAGCAATCAAGATGGCATGGCAGGCATATCAAGCGGCCACACTACCCGCCCGTGTATCAGTTAAACGCCCCCCCCGTGGGCAGGCAGGTGCAAATTTGAGTGACCAATACCGAGACGCGCGCATCGACCAGATGCAGCGCGATTTGGCTACGCAGGGTGCGCAGATTGCGGGCCTCGTGGTGCAAGTGAGCAATTTGGCGAAAGAAGTTGCGACGTTGACGGATATGGTAAGGGCGCAGAACAACGAGCACGACTCCCCCCCGCTCAGCAACACACAGTTTGCGGCGATCATGACGGCGTTTGCGGTGATCGCAATCCTCGTGTTTGCCGCCGTCTACTGGGGAGGCAATCGATGAGCGTAATCGGAAGCCTCGCCACGTGGTACTTCTGGGCCTACTACGCCGCGGGGCTCGCGGTGATGACCATCACGCTGGCCATCCACCTGCGCACGGCGCGCATGGCCGGGCGCGGGCCGTGGCTGCTTGTGATCGGCGGCGGGCTGGGTGCGCTGGGGGCCATCATCGGCGGGATGCAGGCGGGGCCGTTCCCGCCTCTGTATGCGGCGACCGGCGTGGCGGTGATCCGCGTGTGTTGGGTGTTGGGGATTACGTTGGGCGTTATGGCGGCCGGCATGTATTTATGGGGACTTAAGGAGAAGAGATCGTGAAATATCCAGGTGCGATGTGGACTGTGCTGCTTGTTCTGCTGCCCTTGTTTGCCGACTGGTTGACGCAATATTTCGGTGCAGCGCAATGGGCATTGCCGCTGGCTGCGCTGCTGTTACTGGTTGCAAAAGCGATTGAGGTGCTCGGTGCGCAAAAGCCAGAGGCCGCCGCCGATACGCAAGAAGCATGGCACGAGGAACAGCCCCAAGCGGCGCCTGAGTCCGCGTTGCTGCGCTGGCTGGTGGGGTAAGCATGTCAGACATGGCGACGCTTGACGCGCTAAAAACGATGGTGCGCAGCCAGACGGCGGCATTGCTGGCTGCGCTTGACGCGCTCGCAGACGATGCGCCGGTGACGCCTGTTCCCACCCCTATCCCTGTGCGTTCTGCGTGGGACAACCAACTTACGGTGCGCGGCGTTCGCTACACACCCGGCTCCGTCTATACGTTGGCCGCATCCCATTACCTCGAGGACAACGCACAGGGGATGCACCACATTTTGATTGACGTGCAGGATGCACAAGGGCGGCGCATTGTCGGTGCGCCCGTGCGCTTTTTCTGGGCAGACGGTGAGGACAGGCGAATTACCGAAGCGAAGCCAGGTGAAATGTGGGCGCTGGCATGGCCGCTGTATGCGGCTGGCAACGGCTACGGATTTGCGCTGGATGATGGTACGTGCATTACAGGCATGGGACTAGGCACGATAGCGCACCCCGAGTTGGGCGCGCATGTGGCGTATGCGTTTGTGTTTCGGCCTGCGCCGGATACACGAGGGTAGAGCACATGACCCGCACGACTCCGCGCACGCTGGCAGAGCGTGACAAGGCCGCGCAAGCCCTTGCGCTGCGCAAGACGGGCGCGACCTACGAACAGATCGCCGCACACCTGGGCTACAGCAACCGGCAGAGCGCCAACCGCGCCGTGCTGCGCTTGCTGGCCGCGCACGAGGCAGAGAATGTAGCCGACTTGCGCACGCTGGAAAACATGCGCCTTGATGATCTGCTTTTCGCCGTCTACAAGGCGGCCAAAAGCGGTGACCTCGGCGCAATTGACCGGGCGCTGCGCATCATGGAGCGGCGCGCCAAATTGCTCGGCCTGGATGCGCCGGTTAAGCAGGAAATTAGCGGCACAGATGGCGCGCCGCTCTCCATCACTATCGACAAATGAACTTTAGCGAACTGTGCGGTTTCACCGATAAGCAGTGGGAATTTGCGCACACGGTTGACGAATACGAGTACACGCTTTTTGGTGGCAGTCGAGGCCCCGGCAAGTCCTACGGGCTGCGTTGGGTACTGGTGCGTTTTCTCATGGAGGCGGCTGCGCAAGGATTCCCCAACATGCGCGTCATGCTCGGCTGCGAGGACTACCCAAGCCTGTATGAGCGCCATGTAAGCAAGGTGCAAACGGAGTTTCCGCAATGGATGGGCACGTACTATGCGGTGCGCAACGAATACAGGATCGCACCCCGTTACGGCGGCGGTGTGATTGCCTTTCGCAATCTGGACGACCCGAGCAAATACCAGAGCGCAGAGTATGGCGCAATTGGGATTGACGAACTGACCAAGAACCCCGAGCGCACATTCCATATTCTGCGCGCATCGTTGCGGTGGCCGGGCTTTGACAAGACCCGATTCATTGCAGCAAGCAACCCAGAGGCGAACTGGGTGCGTGACTACTGGATCGAGAAGCGGCTGCCGGACGAATTGCAGCGTGATGTTGATAAGTTTGCTTTTGTGGCGGCGCTGCCAGATGACAATCCGCACTTGCCCAAGAGTTACTGGGAGATGCTGGACACCTTGCCCGGTGCGCTGCGCATGGCATGGCGTTATGGGGACTGGTATGCAGGCGTAGAGGGGTTGGTGTACGAGGCTTTTGACAACGAGAACATTGTGGACTGGGAGCCTGACCCCGAACGGCCTATCGAGTTGGCGATTGATGACGGCTACATAGATCCGCGTGCGACGCTCTTCATTCAGCGGCGTGATGATGGCAGTGTGTTTGTGTTTGATGAATTGTATGAGCACAAGGTTTTGGAAGAGGCCACTATCGAGCACATTGGCAACAAGTGCACAGAGGGTGCGCTACAGCGGCCTGAGCTGGCAGTTGTGTCGCATGAGGCGACGGCTCTGCGCGACCGGCTCAATAGTGCCGACATACCGGCTATGAACTGGCTGGAGCGCAAGGCGGGCGGCGGCAAGTCCACACGGCTTGCGGCTATCACCGAAACACGGTCGCTCATATGCGACGGGCAAGGCAAGCGCAGCCTGTTTGTGCAACGGCGCTGCGCAAAACTACTTGACGAAATCCGGGCGGGATACAAATACCCCGAAGGCAAACATGGACTCGAGACTGCACCACGCGACGGCAACGATCACGCGTGCCAGGCGCTGGAAACGTATGTGTGGGCGCGGGTCGCCAACAAAGTGAAGCTCTTTTTGTGAGGTGAACATGCCGGACGTGATTGCAGTTGGCAATGGGGTAAAGACCTACAGCCTCGACAGCCTCCAGAATTGGAGCGACCTCGGTATTACGCCATGGGCGACTGGCAGCGGGCAGCGCAGCACCACGCAACTGGCGGCTTCGGTTGCGTTCCTCTTTCGCGCCGTCAATCTGCGCGCCGCTGCGCTTGCCGACGTGCCGTGGACAATCTACAAGGGGGAGACGGCGCTGTGGGAGAGCGACGAGACAATGCCCGATGCGCTGGCCCACTTCGGCGACATTGAAGAGCTGCTTTATCGCACCGAGGCGGCGTTGTGTCTGACAAGTACGGCCTACTGGTACAAGTTGCGCAACCGCGTGCGTGTTACCGGCCTGCAATGGCTTGACCCGACAGCCACCGCGCCCTATCTGTCATTGACGGGCGAGATCACATGGTTTGACCACAGTGCGGCGAACGGCTTGCAGCGGTTCGCCATCGATGACGTTGTATACATTTGGAACCGCGGCATTGGCGAAGTGGATCCGGCCCCACCACCCGCCGCCGCTGCTGCGCAGGCTGCGCAGGCTCTCTACAACACGAACGCGTTTGTGCGCGCTTTCTTCGAGCGCGGCGCAATCAAGGCGACGCTGCTTACCGTGGAAGGTGCGCCATCGCTGGCAGAAAAAGAGAAGCTCAAGTCGTGGTGGGCGCGCATGATGGGTGGCGTGCGCAATGCGTTTGCGACTGAGGTAATCAGCGCGGCCGTCAAGCCCGTGGTGATTGGCGAGGGCATTTCGGAATTGAGCAATACGGCGCTCACCGCAGAGCAGCGCGAGGACATTGCCACGGCGTTGGGCGTGCCGCACTCGCTGCTCATGAGCAACGCCGCCAACTTCGCTACAGCGCAGGCGGATCGCTTGACATTTTACGACACGACCATCATCCCCGAGTGCAACAGCATTGCGCGCCAAATCAACCGGCAACTCTTCGCGCCGCTTGGCTTGCGCTTTGTCTGGCGGCCCGAAGCGATGAACATCTATCAGGAGAACGAGCAGGAGCGCGCAGCCGCGTTTGCGGCCTACGTTGCGGCGGGTATGCCGCTCAGCGTAACCGTGCGCCTGCTGGGCATTGACCTGCCGGAAGGAGTGGAGCCTGAAGACCTTGACCCCGAGCCGCAACCCGAACCAGCCCCCCCGCCCGCAGACGCACCTGAACCGGCGCAAGATGCACCGGCAATGCACGCGGATGACACGCAAGCCGCCAATGCGGCGGGCAAATCCATAGAGGCGGCGCAATTCAGGCGCTGGCTGAAGAAGCGCACCAACGCGAATCTGAGAGACTTCGAGGCGCACTATTTATCGCCGGTAGAGCTTGAGGCGCTTGCAGGCGCAAGGGGAGTGGCGACCGAGCAGCCCCCTTTCGCGTGGCCGGAGTCGATTACCCCTGAGTGGGTCAAGGCGATGGTATTGCAGCTTGACCCCGGCGACGATGGCGCGGAACAGGTGATGCGCATGGCGTCGGAGCGGCGTATGGCGTCCAACCTGGGCAACGCGTTCGATGAGTGGCTGGCGCGCCATTTTCACCCCGATTTGACCGAGGCGCAGGCGCGCATGTTGGCAATGGATTTGCAGACGCCGCAGGAGGTGCTGGACGCAATCGAGCGCGGGCTGATTGACGCCGCGGACATCGGCGTGAGCGTGGCCGTGGCGCAACTTGAGGGCGTTGGCTTCGGCTTTGACTTTACGCTGGCAAACATCCACGCACGCGAGGCGGCGCAGCGGTACAGTTATGACCTGGTGCGCGGGATAGAGGAAACGACGCGGCGCGGGCTGCAAGAGGCCGTGGGGCGGTGGACAGAGAACGGGCAGCCGCTGGACGCGCTGCGCAGGGATATTGAACCGCTGTTCGGGTCAAAGCGCGCCCGGCTGATAGCGGCCACAGAATCGACACGCGCCTATCAGAGCGGAGCGGAAGCGGCCTACACAGAAAGCGGCGTCGTGGGCGGCATGACGTGGCAGGCAGTGGCCGACGAGAGGATATGCCCCGTATGCGGTGCGCTGCACGGCACAGAGGCGCCGCTGGGCGGAACATGGGGCGGGCTGAAGCCGCCTGCACATCCGGGGTGCCGCTGCTTTGCGCGTCCTGTACTCAAAGAGCCCTAGTCGGTGTAGCGCATTTTGCGCGCGACGTCGGCGTCTTCGCCGCCCCAGCCTGCGGGCATGGTGCGCGGCGTCTGTTTGGCGGGCAGGGGCGGGGTAGATGACACGGCGGGCTTGTTCTGGCGCTGCAACTCGGCACGGATGGCGCGCAGTTCCTCGAGCACCTCGTTGACGCCAAAGAGCCACATCCACAATGAGCGAGTGACGACGAGCACGACGACGACAAAGCCGATGGCCAGCGCGAGAAAAATCAGGCTTTCGAGCACGGGATTTTGCTCCTATGTGTGGGGTTGCGGTGCATCCATTATCGCACCGCGGGCGGGGGATCGCAATGGGGATTGAGATACAGGGCGTAGATCGCATCATTGCCAAGCTAGGCAAAATCGAGGGCGTCAACGCGCTCATGCAGCCCATGCAAGAGAGCGTGATGCAACTACAGGCGGCCATGCAGGTATACCCCCCGGCGCTGCCCACCAGCCGCTATGTGCGAACGGGAACGCTGGGGCGGCGTTGGACGACGCGAGTCACACGATCCGGCGAAGGACTGACGGGGCGCGTGGGCAACAACACGATCTATGCGCCTGTGGTGCAGTCGGATATGTTTCAGGCGCGCCCGTTTGTGGGGCGGTGGACTACCGATGCGCAGGCAATCGAGCGGCTGCGCCCGTGGATTGTAGGACGTTTTCAGCGGCGTATTGCGCAAGTACTGGAAGGGCGTTAGCGCGACTCAAAGGGCTTGAGCCGGAACGTGATACGCTCGAGCGCGACAGGAGAGATAACGATGGAATACTCAACGCAGGTTGCAATCAAGGCCATGACCGACGGCACAGCCACGATTGCGGGCTATGGCGTGGTCTTCGGCGGCAAGGATTTGTATGGGGAGACATTCACGCCCGAAACGGATTTCTCGCTTGACCTCGTGCCCGTAAAGCCCGTGCTCTATGACCATGGCATGAGCGATACCGTCAAGCACTGGATTGGCAAAGTCACCAACGTGACGATGGACGAACATGGCTTGTGGGTGGAAGCGGAACTTGAGCGCAACAAAGACTACGTAGCGCAGGTGCTCGAGCTCGTCGAAGCAGGGGCGCTTGGCTGGTCAAGCGGCACGGCGGGCCATCTGGCGCAGCGCACAGGGTCCATCATCAAAACCTGGCCTGTGATCGAATGGAGTCTTACGCCCACGCCGGCCGAGCCGCGCACGTTGGGCATCGAGATGATCAAGGCACTTTCAGAATCCGATGCATCGTTTGAGGCACTGCTGCCAAAGGCTGACGCGGCCACGTCAGCGGCGGGTGCGGACGGTGTTGGAGAGCAGAACGAACCGAACGCAGTTACAGAGGGCGAAAGCCCCAGGGAGAATGAGATGGAAACCGAAGTCAAGACCGTGGCCGAGGCCCCGGCCGGGGATACAAGGGTCGTCGCGCTGGAGACCGAAGTCAAGGCGCTGCGCGACCTGCTGGAGAGGGAGCCTGCGTACAACGCGCCTGCGCTCAACAAGACGGGGCTTGGTGACAGCGAGGTAAAGGCCGTGGCGCATTACCTGCGCACGGGTGATGCCGGTGGCATGAAGGTGTCCAATGCCAACGACATGACGATTGCAGACGCCACCTATGCGGGCAACACCGTGCCGACGGGGCTTTACCAGACCATCATTGCCAAGCGCGATGCGCAGATGCTGGCGGGCGTGCTTGGTGTGCAGCGCATCCCCGGCATTGGCACGACCACCAACGTACCGTACGACAACGGCACGGCGAATGTATTCGTCTCCACTTCGGAGACCACCGCATTCGACCTGGATGCGCCGGTGACGGCGCTCAAGGCGTTCACGTTGGTGAAGTACAGCAAGCAGGTCGTGCTCTCCTATGAGCTCCTACAGGACAACGACGTGCGCCTCATGGACTTCCTCAACGATTACATCGGGCGGGCGCTGGCGCTTACGCACAACTCGCTGCTTGTGACCGAGGCGCTGGCTTCCGGCACAAGCGTGACGTTGGGTGCGGTGTCTTCGGCGACGGCCACCGACATTCCGACGATGATCAAGAACCTCAAGGGCGAGTACGCGGACAATGCTGCGTTTGTTGCGAAGCGCGCCACGCAGTTTGCGTACCTGGCGCTTACCGGCAACAACTGGCAGTTCGTGAACACGCCGAACGGCGGCGTGCAATCGCTCTGGGGCTACCCTGTGCGCAACAGCGAGAGCGTTGCGGCCATCGGCTCGGCCAACAAGAGCATCATTTTCGGAAACTTCAACTATATGGGCCTGTACGAGTCGCCGAGCATGGAGTTCCTGCGCGACCCGTACAGCAAGAGCGGCACGGGGCAGATTGTGCTGAACTATTACTTCCGCGCCAAGTACGGCGTGCTGCTGCCTGAGGCTATCCTGTACGGAACGCACCCGACCGCGTAAGGGGGCTGGCGTGGCGCTGATACTGGTGGCAACACCGACGTGGGCAATGGGGTGTAAAACGGCAATCCGCACCGAGACGGCGCTGTCCGTCCAGGCCCAGCAAGTCAACGGCGACTTCGACTGGATCACACCAACGGAAAACCCGTATCCGGCCCCCGACCTGCGCAACGTGTGCCACCAGTACCAGTGCATTCGCGAGACGTTTCTGGCTGGCGCATGGGCGGCGCTGGTGCTGGTTGAGCACGACAACGTGCTTCCCGACGCAGGTGCAATCCAGCGCATGTACGACACCCCGGCGGATGTGGTCTACACGCCCTATGTGTTTCGGCATGGCGGCGGGTTGAGTACATGGCAGTACATCAACGACACCAATCTGGGAATGCCGCTGACACAGCACCCGGCGGAACTGGCACAAGCCAGGGAAGCGGGGGTGTGGCGGGTGAGCGGGGCTGGCTTTGGCTGCACGCTGATACGCCGCAATGTGCTCGAGCGGATTGCGTTTCGCCCCGACAGCGGCGGGCAGGCGCCCGACATCCCATTTGCGCAGGACTGTTTGCGTGCGGGCATTGCGGCGCTGGCTAACATGACGGTGCAGGTTGGACATTACACGGCAGAGGGCGAGCTGCTCATGCCGTTTTGGAGTCAAGCAATGGCGCAACATCAAGCGGTGCAGACGGTCAACGTCATGGCAAACGGGCGCTTCATCGCGCTGAACGCCGGTGACGTGTACGAACTAACGCAACAGGAGGCCGACGATCTGACGCGCGTCGGCTATGTGAAGCGGGTGAGCAATGCCCCTGTTGGAGATTCTGACGCGGACGTGCAAGCGCCCGCAGATGCTCGAGCGCAACCAAAGAAGTCTGCAAAGCCAAGGCGACCCTGATTGGGTGCAGTCGCTGCTTGTAGACCCGGTGGGGCTGGGCATCGGCGCATCGTACAAGCGCATGGCGCACCACGCGCCGGTAGGCGCGTGGGTCTGGATTCTCGACGATGACGACGAATGCATCTGGCGGCCGCTGGTCTCCGACGTGCGGCGCATCGCAAGCGAGCATCCGGCCGCACAGGTCATCATGGTGCGCATGGATCACGGCCCCGAGCTGGGCGTGCTGCCAGATACGCAGGTGTGGGAGAAGGAGCCGGTGTTGGGCCATCTGGGCGTGAGCAGCTATATCGTGCGCCGTGACGTGTGGCAGAGACACGCCCATGCATTCAGCAGCGGCGGCTATGCAAGCGATTTTGATTTCATTGCCGACGTGTGGCGCGAGCAGCCGGTGATTGTGTGGCATGACGTGGTGGCGAGCCGCTGCCCGGATGGGCGCAACATGGGCAGGGTGGGAGAGTGACATGGCGTACACAACAACGGCGGCGCTGAAGACCTACCTTGGGATTAGTGATGCGACAGACGATGCGCTGCTTGCCACGCTAATCGGGGCGGCGCAGGCGACGATTGACGCGCAGACGGGGCGCACGTTTGAGGCGGCAAGTGACACCGTGCGCAAGTTTGACGCAGTGGACGACGTGCAGGGGCGCACGTTGTATTTTGATAGTGACTGCGCCGCCGTGACAAGCATCACCAACGGCGACGGCACAACATTGACGGCGGGGCAATACACGACAGAGCCGCGCCGCAGTGCGCCGTACTACGCTGTGACGCTGCTATCGTCCTTTGATGGCGGCTGGACGTGGGGGGCCGCGCCCGAGAATGCAATCCAGGTGACAGGCAAGTGGGCGTACAGCGCGACGCCACCGGCGGACATCGTGCAAGTGTGCACGCGGCTGGCGGCCTTCTACTATCGCCAGAAGGACAACATGGGGGAGGCGGATCGCAGCATTATCGCCAACGGTGCGACGGTGCTGCCCGTGAGTATACCAAGCGATGTACGCGCTTTGCTTGCCCCTTACCGGAGGATGGTATGAGCATCGCAACCACGATAGCCGGGCTGTGCGGGCTGAGCGTGGCGGGCGTCAAGACGGCGCTCACCTACCAGCCGGTGCAAATCAACACGGCTGATCTACCCATGCTATTCCCGAGCCTGCCGCGGGGGGAGCACAGTGTGGCGACGCTCACAGGCGTTATGGAATTGCCGACGCTGCGCGTCAACCTCGTGATCGTGGTGGAGCCGCAATTGCAGGGGCGGCCGTCGCCCACGTGGGATGCGTGCATTGCGCTGATTGATGCACAGGCGGCGGCGCTGGACGCGGCGATTATTGCGCAGGGGATTGTCGGCTACAGCACGCGGCTAGACGTGTATACGTTCGGGGCGGGTGACAACGCCACGGCCTACTGGACGATTGTAACAGAGGTGGAGACGCAATAATGCCACGACGAGGCGCAATGGCGCGGCTGCTGGTCAACCAGTTCGATTTCAGCGGCCAATCAAACAAGGTAGAGGTCAACTTGTCCACGGCGCGCGTGGATGCGACGGCGCTGCAATCGCTGGCCGCCGAAACCATTGCGACCACGGCCTCGGGAGATATTTCCCAGACGGGCTACTTCGTGGACAAAGGCGCTGGATTTTTCGAGCAGGAATTGATGAGCCAGATCACAAACGGCACAAGCCTCTATGTAGGTGCGCTTTTCGGCACCGATGTCGCCGCGTGCCCGGCGTATGTGGCGCGCTCAACGAATGCCGAAGGGCTGAAACTATCCGCGCCGGTTGACGGCTTGCTTCAGGTTTCGGGGTCATGGTTTCAGGGCGTTGGCATTGCGCGCGGTCTGCGCGCCTATGCAGGCGTGATTTCGGCCACAGGTGCGCAGGCATATATCGACCTGGGGGCGGTGGGTGCAAACGGCGGCTATGCGTGGCTCTTTGTGCAGGATAAGACGGGCACAATCACCAACGCCACAATCACTGTGCAGAGTGACGATAACACAGGATTCAGCAGCCCAGCCACGGAATGCACGTTCACGTTTTCGGCGGTGGGCGGTTACGAACAGGCCATGAGCGGAACAGTGGATCGCTACGTGCGCCTGAACACAACAAGTTTGGGCGGGGCCACGAATTTTACCGTCGTGCTGATTGTGGCGGCGGCGGGCGTAACGTACTAACAGGAGATCAGAGCAATGGCAGCGCGCAAGAGTCTGGGCAATGTGACGCTTACCTACAACAGCGTCAACATCACGGCATATCTCAAGCAGACCGATCTGGAAATGGCCGTCAACCGGCTGGAAACGACCAACCTCGCGTCCACGGGCGCTGAGAGTGTAGCCGATACGACCAAGTACAGCATCGGCTTCAACGGCTTCTGGGACAAGGCGCTCGACGATGTGATTGCGCCGGATGCGATCACGCTGGGTACGGCGCGCACGGCGGTGGTGACGGTAACGGGCAGTTCGGGTACGGTCACATATACCTGGACAAGCAAGGCTGAGATTGAGAGTTACAAGGTCAGTGCGGCGGCGGGCCAGTTTATCTCCGCCGACGGTTCGCTGGCCCTGAACGGCGCACCAGTGCGGAGCTAGGGATATGCCGCGCTACGAATGCGATGATCCGCAGTTTGCGGGCAACTATATCGAGTACAGCGACGCGTGGAGTATGCGCGAGGCGAATAGCCTGAGCGACGGCGCGCTCGCGCAGATGGTGACCTCCGCCGCGCTGAAGGTTGTTGCGCTGCACCTGGACACAACGAACGGCGATCCGATTACCGAGGCGCAAGACTTCACAAGCGACATGCTCGAGGATGTTGACCTGCGCCTCTACTATTGGGTGGTTGGCACGTTTGCCAAAATCCCCGGAGACCTCGGTAAGTTGGGGGAAGCGTTGCGCCGGACGTTGTTCGTTTCCTCCGTGGCGACGGACGGCGCGCCCCCCGCTGCCTCGTAGATGCGTGGCTGCTGCAACGGTTCCCCGGCCGCACGCTCGAGGAACTGGACATCATCGACTATGGGCGCTTTCTGCGCGCAGTGGAGGCAGAGCGCATGGAGGCGCTTGAGCGCAGGCGTGCGCTGTACCTGGACGGCAAGCTTGAGCAACTGAGCGATGCAGAGTGGGCGATGGTGATGGCGCACGAGGCGATGATCGAGGGCGACGATGGCGAATGAACGGCTTGACATCCTGATCAACGCGCGCAATCAGGCAAGCGGCGCGTTGCAACAGGTGAAGGGCGAGCTGAGCAGCCTGAAAGGAGAAGCAGGCGGCATCGGCACCGCAGGCTCGCTTATGGGCGGGGCAATGGCAGCCGGGCTTGCTATCATCGGCAGTGCGGCCGTGCGCGCCGTTGGTGATATGGCGCAGATGGGTGCGCAGACGGAGATGCTGCGCAACTCATTGCAGTCGCTGGCCGCGTCTGCGGGCGGAAGCGCCGCAGAAATGGTGTCTGCGCTCAAGCAATCATCGCAGGGGCTGATTGCCGAACAGGATTTGATTCTCGGGGCTAACCGCGCGCTCTTGCTGGGTGTGGCGAAAAACTCCGATGATATGGTCGCGCTCATGCAGGTGGCAACCGTGCGCGGGCGCGCGATGGGTATCAGCGTCACCCAGGCATTCAACGACATCGTGACGGGCCTCGGGCGCGGTTCTGCGCTCATCCTCGACAACCTGGGCATTCTTGTTGACGCCGATGCGACGAATGAGGCATACGCCGCAACGCTGGGCAAGACGGCCTCGCAATTAAGCGAGGTGGAGAAGAAGCAGGCGCTTGTCAATAAGGTAATCGCCGAGGGGAAGACGTTGGTCGCCGAAAGTGCGACCGATGTGCAACTACAGGCCGACAGTTACCAGCGGCTGGCTGCGGCGTGGAAGGACTTCCAGAGCGCAAGCGGGCAGGCGGTCGGCGCGGCAGCCAGCCCTATCGCGAGCGGTGCAGCCAATGTGCTGGGCGCACTGACGGTGATCCTGAACGGTGTTCACTACACAAAAGACGAACTAATCTCCCAGATGCGCGACCTCGAGTCGCAGATTGCAGAACTCAAGTTAAGCCCCAACCCGACCGCCGCGGATGCGATTGGGATGCTTGAGGACTCGCTGCATATGCTGCGCGATGCGTACATGGAGCTTGCGCCCTATTCGTCAAGCATTTATGACGCCCAGATTAAGGCAGCGGCGGCGGCCCGTGAGGCGGCCGCCGCCTACCATGACGAAACAGCGGCGATCCACGAGACGATTGCGGCGCAGGCACAGCAGCAGGGTGGGCAGATACGCACGCAGTTAATGGGGATGGCTTCCGATTTGGGCACGGCGCGCGCCTATACACTGAGTGAATCGCTCAACAAGCAACTGCTAGAGCGCACGCGCATTATGGAACAGTACGGGGTAACATCGGAGCGCATCGAATTCGAGAATGCGGCGTGGATCGATAAAGAAGTCGGTGGACTGCGCGACCAAATCAGCGCGCAGGACAAATTAGCACATGCGACGACAACCACGCACACGGCAACGGCGGCGCTGAACCAGGAATACGAGAAACTGAAGTCTACCGTTGCGGGCGTGCTGCAAGGCGCGCTTGACCCTGGCGTCGGCGTCAACCCCGACGATCTATTGCCGCGGCAGGATGGCGTCAACGAGAACGCACGCCGTGTCGCGGATATTGCCGTCAACGGCTTCAAGGATCAATCGTGGCTCGAGGAGTTCCGAAACGAAGTGCCCGACATTGCCAAGGCGCTGCAAGAGGCAGCCGACCCCAAGACGGCGGCGGCGCAATTGCTGAAAGACTTCCAGGATGGGCTTGTTCCCGAACTGATTGACAAGGACACCGCCAAAGCGCGCGTCAAGCGCATGTTGACCGGTGAAGCGACGATGGCGCAACTGGCTACAGAGATTGCGCAGGAACTATCGCAGGAAATGGGGATAAGCCTGGCACAGGCGACGGCGGCCACAAACGCCACGCTGGGCACGGGCGGCGGGGCCGGGTTGACGGATACGGGAACAACGGCGCAAGGTGCGTTTGGCGCGGGCTTTGACGGCGCGCCGGTGGGTGGCGCGTTTGTGGACGGCCTCACGGCGGCGATCGTGGAGAAATACGCCGCGCTTACGGCGTCGGGGGAGTCGGCAGGCGTGACGTGGCGGGCGGGCTTTTTGGCGCAGACTACAGTGAGCATACCAACGGCGTTGATTCTGGCGCTTGCCTCACTTGTGACGCCTGAGGTGCAAAAGGCGATTGACGCGCAGAATGGGCGCACGAGGGCTTACTAATGGCGACGCAACCGAGCATCAGCACACAGTCACTTCCCCACCCCGGCGTGGGCGGCTATGAAGAGGAGGTCTTTGTCAAGGGGGCCACACGGCGTATGGCGTCGGGTGCGCTGGTGCGCGACCTCGTAACCGATGCAACCAAACTGCGCTTTACGCTGCGTTGGCCCGCGTTGACGGCCGCACAGCGCGGTGACGTATTGGCTGCTTATGCGCTGCTGCGCGACGGCACAAGCCGCACATTCACCGCGCCCAGCGGATCGACCTATACCGTGGTGCTGGCGGAAAACGGATTCCCGCAGTTTGCGATTGTGGCGACCAAAGGCGGCTCGGCGCTCATGTACAGCGGATCGCTATCGCTGGAGGAGGTGTAGCGATGGCGCGCATTGTCGGCTGCAACGTCTGGTTTGACTGGAATTTCGACGGAACGTTTACCGATGAAACCGCAAACCTCGTGGAAGTGCGCGGGGAGTCGCGCCTTGCTCCCCCCGAACAGAGTATCAGCGGCGGCGGCGGCATGGTGGACGAATGTGCGATCACGCTGCGCAACACGGCGGGCCGCTATTCGTCACTCAACACGGGAGGCGCACTTTACAGCGACATTCGCGACGGCAAGCTCTACCACGTGCCCGTGCTGGTGGAAGTGACGATTGACGGCAGCACGTGGCGGCGCGTGTTTACGGGCGTTGCCAAGATACCGCAGGAGACGGGCGGATCAATGGATGGTGTGCCCACGGTGCGCTTCACCTGCCGCAGTCGTGACGAGTTGCTGCTGCAAAAGCGCATGAGTACAACGTGGAGCACATTCCGGGCGCTGCTCGACGCAGGGGCAAGCGAGGCCGCAGTCGTGGCGCAGTTTTTGAGCGACGCGAGCGTTACGCCTGTAAGCATTGATCCCGGCCTTGTGACGATACCGCTGGCATGGCTTGACGCCGAAAGCCCACTCGAAGACATCTGGTCGATTGCTGGGGCGGCCGGCGGGCGCTTCTACTGCGACGAAACGGGTACTTTCCGCTATGAAAACATGGCTCATTGGCTGAATGCGCCGCACACGACGGTACAGCAGGCCTACACGCGCGACGACTGGACGGCATTTACGGCGCGCTGGGAGGACAAAGAGCTTTACGACTCGGTGACGGTGGAGTATGCGGGGCGGCAATCGGAAGCCGAAGTCGTGCTCTGGGAGCCGGACGAGCTTGTGACCGTGCCCGCCAACAGCACGCTCAAGCAAACGGCTATTTTCCGCTACCCCGCCTACGCGGTGACGGGCGTCACATGGAAGGCGAACATGATTGGCGGCGGCGACCTTTCGGCAAGCGTGACGGTGACGGCCACAAACTACGCACAACGCGCCGATCTGACCATTGTCAACGCACACGCTACGCAGGCCGTGGCTATGCGCCCGCTGCGCGTGATGGGCGTTCCCATGGTGGGCGGACCCAGTGCGGAGGAACAGCGCACGAGCGCATTGCATGGCAGCAACGCGGCATACTTTGCGACACGTGGAAGCCGCGACCGCAGTATACGCGGCAACCCCTACATCCAGAGCAAGGCGCAAGCGGGCATGTTGGCGCAATTCCTGCTCGACAGGTTCGAGCGCCCACGCCTTTTCTACACGGCGACGGGTTGCCCAGGCAATCCGCTGCGTCATCCCGGCGACCGGGTAAGTTTCAACGATCCGACGGTGATGCCTGGCGGCGCACGCGACGCGATGCTGCTTGCCGTGCAGTGGACATATGGCAACGGCGGGTTTGTGCAGAATCTAGAGGCTATGGATGCTGCCGGCCTGTACCCGAGTACGGGCAGCGCACCCGGCTACTTCCAGATTTCTGCAAGCGGCGGCAGCAAACTCGGGGCGGCCGACGCCGCACGAGGCGCACTCTTTTACTAGCGCCCGCGCCGATGCAACCACTCGTTGACAAGCGCATAACTGAGCATAAGGAAAATAAAAAAGAGCACGCCGCTATTGGTTGCCATAGGGAGATTTTAGCATGGCATGGACTTCGCCCCCCACTTTCGCAGATGGAAATTACCTGAGCGCCGCACAGCTCAACACGCTGAGCAATGACGTGGCGCACGTGTGGGCGGCGGTGCAGCAGCCAGCGCCGCCCTTCATTCGCGTAACTTTTTCGGGTGCGTCTACATGGACGGGCGGCATACGCCACAAGCATCGCTACCTCTACTACAACATCTATTTGGAGAGCGGAACGCACGAGACGCTCTCCATAGCCTACAACGGTACGACACTCTACACGGACGGCGTAGACCGCACTGCTCCTTACTCGTGGGCAGGGACACTTGACCTGAATTCGTTGGGGCTTACCGTCAACGACTGGTATACCGTTTCAGTCTCTTTTGACAAGTCCAGCGGATCGGCAACCTGCTACGTCAATTGTCTGTGGGAACAACCGTCATGACCACCTATGTAGCGCCGAACCAATGGAGCCGGGGGGACGTGCCGACGGCCGCGTTGATGAACCAGTACAGTACGGGACTTACGGCAACCCACGAGGTGACGGGCGATATAGCCGTCAACCCTGTGATCCAGCATGGCGTCAGCGAGGGCGTTTTTTACATCGCGCATACGCACCGCTACCTATTTTTTCGCAGCCAGGGCCAGATTGAAGACCCGAACGGCGTGGAAGATTCCGTGAGCCTGAGCGAACAGAAAAGCGGCGCCGTAACACGCTATGACATGGACGATATTGGTTGGCTGAATTACGGCATGATCTACCGGGTGACCGGGTGCAGCATGTGTATGGAGGATAGTGCGCCCTAATGCCGAAAAACACAGTAGAGCGCAGAATCGACGGGCGGCCTGCCGTCGCGGGTGTTGTGGTAAGCGGAAGCTCCGGCGGCGGCGGCGGCGGCGTGACTGACCACGGCGCACTGACTGGTTTGCTGGACGATGACCATCCGCAGTACCTGACTGCGGCACGCGGCGACGCGCTCTTTCTGACGCCTGCGGAGGGCAACGCGCTGTATGTGCCGTTGGCGCGCCAGGTGATTACGGGCGACGGCATGAGCGGCGGCGGCGCACTGAGTGCAGACCGCACGCTGGCTGTAGATGCAACTGTAGTGCGCACGTCGCGCCAAATCATTGCAGGCAACGGGTTGACGGGCGGCGGCACGCTGGCCGCAGACCGCACGCTCGTGCTGGGCACACCCAGCGACGTAAGCGCAAGCAGCACAAACAGCGTGACGAGCACGAGCCATGCGCATTATGTGGCGTCGGCGGCCGATGTGCACTTGGGCGAAACGGTATTGCTGCAATCCAACGCAGGCAAGCTGCGGCTGAAAGACCTCGAGGTCGGGCCGGGGGCGACGCCGGTGTTGGTGACGGTCTCCACACCGAACATGGAGCGGGTGGGCATCCTCATGCAGCCCGATCCGCAGTTTGCGCTCGACATCGGCGGGCCCTGCCGCGCTCAACTTTTTATCGGCCCACACGCCATCCAACTCAAAGATGCATTGCTTATCAGCCATTTCGACGGTGCGTCGCCGTTCGAAAGCAACTTCACCGGCGAACCCAACGGGCATATGGGGCAGGCGGCTACGCTCTACGGCGGCGCGCATTTCATCCCCGGCAAATTTGGCAAGGCGCTTGCCACAGGCCGGGCCACGACCAACCTGTGCACCAACCCGAGCTTTGAGACCAACACAACGGGCTGGACGCTCGCGGACGCCAACGCCAGCGCGACCATGCAGCGCACATCGCTCTACAGCCGCTACGGCGGCTACTGCCTTAACATCAACAACAGCGCGAGCAACGAGAACGACTATGCATACGCGGACGTAACCGTAGCCGCCAACACGACCTACACCATCAGCGTGTGGGCGAACGTGCTGTCCTTTGGCGGCGGCGCAATCAGCAACTATGGATTATTCGCAGCAGACACAAGTGCGGGCGGCGCACAGCGGGCGACGCTCATCACCGGCGTGACCGACGGCTGGGTGCGCCTCTCAGTGACGCTAACGACGACAGCAACGGCCAACACGATTCGCGTGCGCCTCTACGCACCGGGCGGGTCCATCGTCTACGACGCCGTGCAGGTGGAAGTGGGTGGCGGGGCAACGCCCTACTGTGACGGCTCACTAGGCAGCGGCCACACGTGGAGCGGCACGGCGCACGCCTCCACTTCCAGCCGCACGGCGGCCTATCTCACCTATGCGCCTGCGGGCAACATCAATCGCAGAAGCGGAACGGCCATGTGCTGGGCGCGCATCGACGGCTATTCGTCCACGGCGCTAAGCATCCTGCTGGGCCTGGGTACGGCAGGCTCACGCACGGAAATCCTCGTCAATGGCGCAGGCGTGCTCGTTTTTAGTCTCAATGGCTCCTACTGCGCGAGCACCTATGACCTCGTAGCGGGCGACTATATCGGCAAGTGGGTGCATGTTGCCGCAACGTGGGATGTCGCGGAAAACAAGGCGCAGCTCTACCTGAACGGGCAAGCCGCCGCGTCTGCAAGCGCGTGCGCCATGCTGGCGGCAGCCACTACGCTGGGGGTGGGCTTTGCCGATTCCATGGGCGCAAGCCATTTGTGGAACGGCGCAATCGATGACCTGGCAATCACCGGCCGGGCGCTAACGGCCAACGAGGTGCGCGCCGTCTACGAGAGCAACGCACCGGTGTTTGCGGAAAGCAGCACGTGGAGCTTTCGCGCCACGCCGAAGGGCCTGGTATGGGCGGATGAGAACGGGCTGTG